GCCCATCTTCACCACAATCATATCAGCATTCATACTGCCCTCTTGTACCACTCAAGGAATTTTTTAGCACCACCACCCAAGATTATAGCACCATACTTCCACCGCCCAGTGTGGGGATAAAAGTCAGCTTTAACACACCCCTTCCTGAATAACATAGCACTATCTCTTTTTTCAAAGGGCAACCCACTTTCTTCAAGCAGCTTCATATTATCCTCAAAGTTTTTTCTATGTCTCATCTGGGTCATGTGCCTTATAGATTCATAAACATCACTCATTTCACTCACCTCCAATTTTTTGTAAAAATTCCACCCATTCCATATCAGATAACCTTCCAGACCTTATCCATGCAGCAGCATTAATTAACTGGACTTGATTCATTTTGTTAAACATAGATGCATGTCTACCATGAATCAAAATCATAGAATCATCAACCCCAGCCAAAATCCACACCAACCCTCCAGCCCTCACCCTATTCTCAATCCATACCACTTGGGCCTCTCTCAATCCACCCTTTAAAAAGACTGGTGTATCAGTCTTTTTTGGCCATTCCCTCTTATATTTTAATTCTATTTTACCACTCACCCCATCCACACAATAATCAACATCAGGATAACCAACTGTACAAAGGCTTTCCACCCTGCTAAAGTGCCCAAGATGCCCCACTTTGGCCCTTATCTTTGCCCAAAAAGTTCTTTCTATCATCACAACCTCCTGAGCTTCTCAATATCCACCTTTCTCCAGCCACCCTTAATATGGCCCTTCACTAAATACCAATCACCAACTACAGCACCTTCAACAATTGGCTTACCAAGCTTCTCATATCTAAATCTATTTACACTACAAATTATAGAGTCAGTGTCATCTTCCATCACAAGATTAAGAAAAAGAATATTCTTTTCCATTAACTTCCCACCACGTTTCTGAACGCTTTGATACTCATTCATGTCACGTTGGTTCTTTTCCCTTATCTTAGCAATGAAAATGTAATCCCCATCCCCTTGTATATCCTTTATCCTCACAGGTTCACCACTAATAATCCCATACTTCTCAGGGTTTTTATAGTAATCACCAAACCTTCTTTCACATTCAAATATATCACTAAATGGTGTTTTGGCACCCTCCATCATCTTTAGCTGACCAGGCGTGAATTTAAGACCAAGCTTCCTTTTATTCACAATTTCTTCAGCAGTCTTTGGGCCAATACCCTTCACACTCAGCAAACCTCCAACCAACTTCCCATCCTTTATGCTCCAATTAATCTCACTTAATTCCCTATCAAAAGGCACAAACTCATATCCTTCATGGACAAGCTCACGCAACATCTTAATACTCCCATCCTCATCCTTTTCATTCCTCAAACAAGCAACAGCATATTCCAAAGGATGATGAGCTTTCAGCCATGCACAATAATAACTTATCAACCCATAACTCACACCATGGCTTTTATTAAAGGCCCAAGAACCAAAGGTCATAAATGTTTTCCAAATAGTATCAATTTCAACATCACTTAATCCATTTGCTTTTGCCCCATGTGCAAATGCAGTTCGATACTTATTGAAAAATTCATCACCCAAGGTCTTGCTCATCCCTTTCCTCAATGCATTAACATCTTCCCAACTCATTTGGCCAATATCTTTAGATATTTGCATAACTTGTTCTTGGTATACAACTATGCCAAGTGTCTCCTTTAAATATGGCTCAATCACTGGATGAGTGTATTCAATCTTTTCTATGCCTATCCTTCTGGCCACAAATGAATTAGCACCACCACAATGCAAAGGCCCAGGGCGAGCAAGGCTTGTTATAGCAACTATGTCATCAAACTTATGAATACCCATCTGTTTGCACAAAGTCTGTAAAGCATATCCTTCAAACTGGAATATCCCTGTAAACTTTTGTGCATTAAACAAGGCAAACACTTTCTCATCCTCAAGGTCTTTGGCATATAACTCCTGCCAAGTCATATTCACCTCATTCAAGCAATCTTCAATCACACTTAAAGTCCTCAACCCCAGCACATCAATTTTAAGCATCCCAAGTTTTTCAGCATCATATTTATCAAGCTGAGCCACACCATCTTTAATAGTGCAATAATTTGTGATAGCATCTGCACAAACCACAATACCGGCAGCATGAACTCCACTGTGCCTGGCATGACCTTCAATCTCGGAAGCAATCTTCATAGCAGGGTATTTAGCCAACAAGGCTTTACCAATATCCAAGCTTTCAAAGGTGTCCATAATGCACAAGTTTGCCCTGGCATCCCCTCCAGACCTCTCAATAATAGCTTTCTTCACTTCTTCACATTCATATGATGGTATATTCAATGTCCTTGCAATATCAGTAATAGCACTTTTTGGCTTATATCTTGAGATAGTCCCCAGCTGAGCAACTCGGTCTGCTCCATATTTATCAATCAGGTACACCCTCACCATATCCCTTTTGGTATCTGGGAAATCAAGGTCAATGTCTGGTAAATCTGACCTGGTGGGGTCAGTAAATCGCTCAAACAATAACCCAAATCTAATAGGGTCAACCTCTGTTATCCCTAATAGCCAACACACCAAGCTCCCAGCAGCACTACCTCTGGCTGGCCCCACCACCATATGGGATTTGGCATAATTTACCATATCTGCAACCAAGAAAAAATAATCTTCAAACCCTTTCCCTTGAATCACCTCCAATTCCCTCTTTAAACGTGATAAATATTCTGGAACTGGGGAAGGTATGCCCCTTTTAATAAATCCATCCCTACAAAGCTGTTTAAGCCCTTGCTGGGCCTTTATTTTTATAATCTTAGCCTGTGGCAAGGATATATTGCAAACCTCTCCTATTTTATAAGTATTATCAAAAGCACTTTGAGGCAGACCTAATATGGCCAATCGCAATTCTGACTCTGATAAAATATGCTGAGGTGTGGTCTTTTTGTTCATGTTTCTTCCAACCAACACCTCATATGATTGCCTATCAGACATCATAGGGTAATAAACATCAGAAGTCACCACTAAAGGCAACCCCCCCAAACTCAATGCCTTCTGATTCCATGAGCCAAAGCCAGGATTCAATTCCAAATATAAATTTGGATTATCATATCCTATAGCATCCAAATCTGGCCATGGGCCACTAAGCATTATCAAATTCTTAGATACCCTACATACATCCTCAGCCAATATCCTTGGTGTATAATAAAAATTTTCATTGGCCTTGGTGACTAACCTATACAACTCAGAAAGTCCATCCTTATTTTTAGCCAGAAAGGTCATCCATTTACCAAATACTTTGACCTTTTCCAAACTCTCAAATACAGGCAATTGAACTCCAAGGATGGGCTTTTTCCCTGCTTTCTTACAAGCATCATAAAAAGGGACATGGCCCCATGTATTTGGGTCTGCTATACCTATAGCATCACCTTTACAAGCATCTATGACCTTGGCTATAGGGCCAAAGGTATTTAAAAAATCATACTCTGTCTTTACTTTCAGTTGTATCACAGCATCTCCTTAACCCACAAGTTGGATATCCACACTCAGAGCAGACTTCACACCCACCATCTGGAATCATCACGCCTATCTCACATTCAGAGCATCTTTTCATCTCTTTAGTGCCATACGGTCTGGGCCTTTTACCCCTTCATTATTTAAACTGATAACATTCCCACCAGGCACCATAACAACTCTTTGGGCATCAAACCACTGTGAATCCCTGAATGCACCATCTGGCCCAAGTTTTGGAGCCAATAAAATCTGATTGCACCCTGAGATATAATCTGCTTTCCCTGTGGCAACCCCTTCAAAACCTGTAATCACATCCTTGCATAATGTACCAAATTCAATCATATCAATCCCTCCAGTTTTAATTTTTTAACCACTTCCCACAAATCCTTGACATCATCCATAGCTCGGTGTTTTTGGGCCAAAGACACCCCAAAATAGTGCTCATATACCTCAGTCAACTTCATCCTTCTATTCTTTATGTGGTGTGTGGCTTCTACAGTACAAATATGCCTGTAAGGCCATGGGAATTGGCACCCTTTCCCTATCCTTTGCAGCGCAAAGCTCAATAAGGCCACATCAAAAGAACAGTTATGAGCCACCAATATATCTTCACCCAAAAAGAATTTAGCAACCTCAACATATTTATCAGCAAAACATGGCATGTTCTCAAGGTCTTTATCCATCAGCCCTGTAATCTTGGTTATCTCTGGACTCAACTTAATCCCAGGGTTCAACTTAAACTCAATCTCACATACAATATCATTCCCTTTGGTCTTGATAGCAGCAAACTCTATTATCCTTGGTTGCTGGTCAAGTGGTACAACTGATGGTTGAACCAACCCAGTTGTCTCTGTATCGAATATTATCATGTCCTCTCCTATTCTGATATTACAAAATACCCTATCAAAGCAAAAAATATTGATATAGCAAATACAGCCAAAGTTGATAAACCACCATCTGTAAAATTGTGCCCTATGATTCCAGTAGATATACACCCACCAAAAGTCACCAAGGCCCATCTTGATGCATTATTAAGTTTCATACACCCTCCACAAATATCCCTGATGGGCATACTATGCCCATCAGGGCCTTGCCTCTTACTTGTTTGCCTGAGCCTTGAATGCCTTGCCTGGTTTGAATTTAACTACATTCTTGGCCTTAATGGTAATGGCCTCTCCAGTCATAGGGTTTCTGCCTGCTCTCGCAGCCTTTCTTGACCTTGAAAAAGTGCCAAAGCCAATTACAGTTACATCCTCACCCTTTGCTACTGTGGTCTGGATGGCTGCAATTACAGCCTCAACAACTTCTTCAGTTGACCGCTTTGTAGCACCAATGTTATCTGCTACAGCTGATATCAATCCGTGTTTATTCATTTATATCACCCCCTTTCTGTTTTAATTTTAATATGACCTTGACCATGACCCTGACCATGACCCTGACCATGACCCTGACCTTGACCCTGACCTTGACCCTGACCCTGACCCTGACCTTGACCCTGACCCTGACCTTGACCCTGACCTTGACCATGACCATGACCCTGACCATGAGTTGTCAAAACCAGTTCTTATTATTGATTGGTTCATTTTTGGCTCCGTGGTAATGTTGCTATCTTTACTGCATCAATGATTGCACCTCTACCAATAATTACCTGTCCATCTGGGAAAGGTTCCACTTCATTAAAGTTACAGGATTTTAAACAATCTGCAAACCTACCTGTATCAGCTATCCATGCAGCATCCTCCAAAACAACCTCATGTTCATTTACTTCCACCACCCTACCAGTATCAATCATTGTGACTGTACGAATAAGATAGTTTTCTCCAATCTTAAAAGCTGTTGTACTCATTAAAAATCACCACCTTTCTTTTATGGAATCACCAACAAAGCAAGCCTCTTCCGACCAAATGCCAAAGCCTCTTCATGGGTGTCAAAAAACATATCTATTTCAAACCCTTTAATCTGTGACCCTACATCCTCAGCCAAGTAAACTCCATAACCTTCTATCCAAACAACACTACCCAAAGGGATAACATCAGGGTCAACTGCTATTATCCCTGACCTTGCTATAACTCCTGTCTTTGTTGTGCCATCTCTCCATGCTGGAACATTAATACATAACTCACAATTACAATAACCAGTGGCACTTACCACCATATGATTGAAAAATTTATATTTATTTAACTTGCTTTCAAGCTCCTTGGTCATTTTCTCATTGTTGAATATAGTGATATTTATATCATTATAATCTTCATGGTGAACTGGGGTCAAAAGAACTAACCCCAGCACCATTACACCAAGGTTAATTTTCATCATGACTTCCTGCTGAGTATGTTATCAATATCCTTGCTGAAGCTGACCTCTCCATACTCTATCATCATAGAACCATCTACCCCAACTTTGTCACCAGCTTCCAATAATGCTTTTAATACATAGGCATAGCTTGCAGGGTTATCTGGGAATTGATAAAGTTGATTGACTCTGCTTTTAAGAATGCTAATCATTTCTATGGCACCATACTCCTTTGGGATAAGGCTATACTTTACACAATCCCTTTGAAAAGCATCAATTCCATGCCTTTTCTTTGTTAGCACCAATACATTAACAATCAGAGACAATACCAATAGACTTAACAGCATTCTGCACCTCCATTAGAAGAAATGTTTATTATTCAACCCTGCCTCAACTTGAATATTGATATCAACTAATCTTTGAAGCATACATGATTGCTTACAATACAAGGTCAATGGTGCTTTGCTAAATTCCAAAGCCTTTTCCCAAATACCCTTATCCCATATTGTGCCCAACGGTGGCAAATTGTCACCTTGTTCTGTATCACCTGCCACCAAACAGCAAGGGTATACTGAACCATTAGCAGCTATAAACCATTGATATTGGCAAGCATAACAATGAGTAATTATTTGATGCACATCATAGTTAGATTGAAGATTGTGTTCAATGCCAGCAGCATCAAACTTTCCTCTATAGGCCATCAGCAAATCATCATCAATATTTAGCATAGTGCCTATTGATTTTGGGCCTCTAATTGGCTTGGCAGATACTGCTTTAACATTGTTATCAATAGCATATTCAAATATTGACCGTAAATCACTGATATCTGTGATTGTTATGCCCAATTCAACATTAACACCATACCTAATCATGGACTTTATGCTATTATCAACTTCACTAAAAAGAACCCCACCACGTATATTGGCATATGCATCACAACCAATAGCATCCAAACTAACTCTGACCCATTGAGCACACTTCAATAGTGACATATCAATTGATGATGGCACATACCCACCAGTTATAAACCCAAATTTGATATCATTATTCATATGCCATTCCATCACATCATTAATTGCATAATAAGTAAAAGGGTCACCACCACTATAACATACTGATTCCAACCCCTTACCTTTTGCTTGAGCAAGGAATGGCATCAAATCATGCCAAGCCAATACACTCTTATTTGGTCTTTGCCAATGCCCACACATTATGCATTTATTAAAGCAATGGTCTGTTATCCCTATTTGCAAAGATGGTGGTATTTTTCGCCATCCATATTTCAATGAATCCAGGTATCTTGCTATTTTTTCACTCATGGTCAACAGCCTCCAGCATAAAAGCATATATGCCCATATCATGAATGCTATCTTTGTGTTTGTGTTTGAATGAGGTTGTATATCTATGAAGCTTCATGACTATACTATTCAATAATCCATATCTGGCAAAATCTTCAGAGGTTAATAGTGTTATACCATCAGGGAATAATGCCAACATCACATTGCCATGAGTCTTGTAGTTATCCCCATATATCTTATTCCTTTCAACAAATGTTTTTGCCGCAATTTCAAGTCTCTCTGGGACTGTCAACTTTTCGTTGTTAAATCTTCCATCTGTAGACATGTAATTCCCTCCATTCTCCACATATTTACCACACTTGTTTTATCTTCAATAGCAAACCATACATGATATCCGTGAAGCTCTTTCAACTCCAATAACATGGCCTTTTTGACTTTTCCTGAGTGCCTTTCATCCCCATCTGCCCTCATCATCAAGTTGTCATATGGTATAGAGTGATTTAATAACCATTGTTCTGTAGCTTCTGAATATACTTCAGACCGGCCTGTGCAAAGTATCACTGGAATGCCAAACTCATGAATAAACCTTAATAACATGACTATGTCCATATATGGCTTATCCATATGCATAACTTCATGATACTTTGGCCAATCCCTATTGTGCTCATGGTGTATACGATGGTTATGATTTGATAATACACCATCTATATCAAATACTACACATGGTTTGCTCATATTAGCTCCAAAGCCATTCTCAAACCATCAATCTGGGCTTGGATTAAAGCCTTCCTGAATATATCAGGCTCCAACTCAGCCATATTATTCAAGTCTTTAATCTGGCCAATAATTAGTTTGGATGCCTGATTATTAGTTCTCACAACCTCTTCAGCTGTAACCTCTATAATCCCTTGAGTTTCAGGGTCAACAGTTACCACTAAAAGATATTCAGGCACCATCTCACCAAGGGCCACATCTTTAAAGATTGGTGAAAGGCCAATGTATGTGAGGCTATCTTCCATAATATTTTGGTCAATGTGAAGAGGCAAAAATTTCATAAAGGCCAATATATCAACATACTCTTCAGACTTTTTCATCACATCCTTGGTGAGCACCTTAAACATCCCCTTTTTCATTGTGCCACCTCCCATTGACCTGGCATAGCCATGATAAGCCCATCCTTATCTGTCATCACCTGAGCCGCACCAAAGTCTGTAATCTTTTCAACCACTCCTATCCCATTCAAGATGCCAGTGTTATAAGCCACCTTTGACCCAGCTCCAATTCCAACCCCATCTGTAGTCTTTGCCTTATCCTTAAATGCTACCGGGCTTGCCTCATGCCTTTGACTCCAAAAAGCAGAATTAAGGCTTGATAACATATGTTTGTGATAATCCTCATCCCCTCCATTATATGTAAGCTTGTGGAAAGGGCATTCTACATACCGAGGGAAGCAGCAAAGCCCATATTGTACACAATATACTTGAATGAAATCCTCTGCCCAAGGATGAACCTTCAAGACCTCTGCCCTCATCAATCGAAAGACATCCTGATATTCTCCCTGTGTACGGGTGCAAAGCCTTACTTCCGCCATATGGGATAGTGTTCTAAGGTTAATCATCCCAATGATGCTTGTGTGAATATTTGTTGGTATCACCCCTCTGGCATCTTGTGGAGCAACCCCCATCTCACGCAGAGTTACATAGGCTGATATGCTATTCTTCATAGACTCATTAAAGGTGTGGCTTTCTTGCTTGTCCAACTCAGGAGTAGTCCATTCAGCATCACTCAGGTCAACCACTCTCTGTGCCTCTTGAGCATATGAATTGCTGCGAGTTCTCACAAACTGATGAGTGAATGCCCGTGTAACACCTGATATCTTGAAGGTATATGATACAAACTCCCAACTACTCTTGATGGTATCTTTCATATAAGCCAAATGCTCAAGCTTCTTGTCCATAGGCCAAGCCTTCAACTCAGCAAGAGTAGCCACCCCACCCTTGAGTCTTGTATCCTTGGTAAATAACAACATCTCCAAGGCATCTGATGTGTAGTTGATAAGTTCCACCTTAATCATTTTGACACCTCCACATACATAGGACACAACTCTTCCACTATATCTGGGTATTCATCAACCCATATGGGGTTGGCCTTTCTGAGAAAATTCATAGCCACAGTTCTATTATTATCTGCCAAGCCCATATAAGCCTCAAACTTGTCTCTCATCTCCTGCTTCTGATTGTTGTTAAACTTGGCTGTATTTATAACACTATTTACTCTTGTTATGATATCTTTCCTTTCTCTCAAGCCTTTATCATAAAGATTACTGACCTTATCCCAATTTGACTTGGCCTCTGTGTATCTTTCTAACTTTACTTTGATACTATCAAATTTGCCCTCTGATAGTACCACTTCTGATTGAACTTTGGGGTATTGATAATCCCCAGGACTGATTGGAGCCACACGTTTATCATCAGCATGCCAACCTACTGTTTGAAACAAAGACACAGACGTGATTGCTGATAATACTATAGCAGCATCCTCAGCTGATTGAAAATAAAGCCCTGCCACAGCATAAACAGTCATATCTGGTGTAATCTCTGTTTTACTTGGTTCTGGGCCTGGATGTGGAGGCATTAAAGGCACACCATCCAAGGCACATTCATAATCTATAAGCTTTTGAATCAATGCTTTATCCAAGTCTATTAATTCTTGTTCTGTGTATTCATTGTATCTTCTCATCATTCTCTCCTTTCTGAATTACTTCCTGAGCTATGCCCAGAAGCTTTTTTGCCCCTTT